CAGCCCGTTTGGCTTCGGATTTGATTTATCATTATCATTATCATTATCATAAGCATCTTTGTTGTTCAGCGCTAAAGGGTAACGCGCTTTAAAGATTTTTCCTAAAAATCAGTAAAACCGTCCAAGAATGGCTTGGGGCACCATTAAAAGAGTGGAATCTCTAGTCAAGTTTTATTTTCAAGAAACTTGGTAATCTTGGCACTAGTTATAATTTATATATATATACAATTTATTTTTATTATTTTAATTTTATTTTATTTAATTTGTTTATTTTATTTTATTATTTTAAAAAAGTGACGAAAGCCTATTATTTATAGTTTTGTAAGACGCTAAAACAGGCAAAATTTTCAGCATCTTTCTTTGTAGGTCGTGGAGCGACGGTATATTCTTTATCATCCAGGAACATAAAAGCAGTAAAGAGTGGGGCATGATCAGGTGTGCCAGACACTCTATTAGTAAAGATATGTGGTAAAGGTTTCTGTTGTTTCATAAGTATCTCATTCAACATACCTTTATAGTTTATACCCTCCATATATTGGGGTTCGAAAACATCGTTTACTTTAGGTAAGGGTGTAAGTTTCCTCTTGATAGATTGAACATCTTCAAGTTTAGTAACATACTCTTCGAGCGATATCGATAGAGTTTTATAGTGTTCTACCCTTCCTTCTAAATCAGTACATTTTCGATGTAAAAATTCTATAAGTTTCAATTTTTCTTCAAGTGTTTCTTTTAATTGAGTATTTTCATCATTAAGATCAGTAATCCAATCTAACACTTGGTCTTGCATGCTTCGAAAACTAGTTATGTCTAATTGAGACATACTTATTTTCTTCCTTCCACCTCCCGACCTATCATGCAGGTTCTACTCATTGCCGACATCGGTTAAGGAAATGCCTGTCACTTCCATATAACCGGTAATAGCCCATGTAACTAGTATTGTAGAAACTAATTTTATAGTGGTATCTACATAACTGGGATCCATAGCAAACTCCATACTAGAATATATTGCTAAAGCAGCAATTGAGTTTTCATCAACATACCTTCCATACCAAATAGATCCTTTTGAACCAAAAGTCATTTGTCCTGTTTCATCAAAAACAAGAAGATCTGCGCCATTTACTTTTAAATTGGCAACAAACTTCAAAATATACAGAAAATCAGTATGCGGTACAATCGCAGTGGCAGCTGCATTAAGTGCAACTGCTTGTCCAGAAACTATATTCGGAAAAGTAGCCAAAACTAATTGCGCAGCGAAATTGTACGTTTGGTAACTGTTAAAAGAAACAGGTTCAGTAATATCTCTAACATAAAAGCTACAATCATAATGCATTACAACACTGCCAATTGTAAGTTTTGCAGTGGATGTATTAGTAAAACTAGAGGCAGCAAGTATAACAAAGTAACCTTGCATTTCTTCTCTAGCATCTTCGCCTCCATAATTATAGTAATCCAATAAAGAATCAGGATTAGAGAACATAGTAGTTCGACCATAATCATAAGAATTAAAAATATTTGCTCCTTGATGAGCTAAAGCTAAGCGCATAAGTTCAGTAGGATTATTCGTAGTAACAGAATAATTTTCCGCTGGATCATAAACAGTGAACATCATAAGAGATCCATCCTGTGTCGAAGGGGTGCTCGGGACATATTCAAATGTGCAGTGGTGAAACTTGTACTTTTGGTACAATGTTGCCATCTGGGCAAGACGTGTGCCGGCTAGCATCTGGGGGTTCATGCTATAGACCATTAGGACATCTCCTGCAGTCGTGGCGGCCAATGGGCTCGCGACGCTGGAGGGATATACTCCAACAAAATCTAAAAACTCTGACCCTACACAGTTTACTCCTCCTCCTCTCATAGGTGTCTCTTTTGGTTGCATCAATTGCAAAGGTTTTCCATAACCTGTCCTTCGTGTAACTCCAACAGATTCACGTGTTGTTTGTTGCAAATTTTGTTTAAAAAGCTGGACAGTAGTTAAATTATTTCGTAAACCTTGTTTACTTTTCACCTGTTTATTCTTTCTCTTTTTCTTTCGAAAATTAGTTTGAGTACGCGGTCTAGTATTATTCCTATTAGTTTCTAATCCCACCCTACGTTTCGGTTTTCTTCTATTTCTTCGTCTAGGTTTTCGATTTCTCTTCTCATTTCCGATGTTTCGATTTTCGGACTGAAGAGATTTCCCACGAATGTTATTACCCCCTCTACGGCGGTTTTTATCCATCCAGGAACGAAACTCCCTAGGGTTTTTATTGCTGGGTGTACTATGTAATCTAAGAACTTTTCCAATGTGTCGTCCCAAATTGATATTTTCTTCTTCGATTTGGGTTTGGTAGTCCTCTGAGTATTCTTCATTTTCTTTGAAATTTTGACTAAATTCTTTCTTTTGTCTTTGATATTCATCGATTCGACCCTCCGATTTAGATCTTGTATTTCCGTAAGTAAGTCGTTGTATTGATTCAAGGGTCTTTTGGCCTTTCTGGTCATTCATATATTTTCTTCCTTCCACCTTCCACCCTCAAGGCAGAGCTCATACTGTATGCGCTCTTCACGCCCTGGGATAACCAGTTTCTAAATCATACAAGTTCGCATAACGTTTAACAAACTCTTTATATTCTTCATAATGTGGAGTGAATACAAGTAATTCTAGAAGGGCCTTAAACCTCTCAATTTGTTCATCGGGTCCTTCATTAGTCTCTAAAACTACAGTGGAGTTTTTAACTTTAACATAATCAAAATATGGCACTAATTTGCCAAAATATTCTTTGATTTGAAATCCAAGAAAAGAATGTCCTTCTATACAAGCAGAATAATTCCATTTCTCTGCATTGTTATATTCGATAGCCATACCAAATTCTTTAAAAATAGCATCTTTTCTTATTGGATCCTTCATAAAGCTCCAAGCATCAGTGTATCCACTAACATTATCGTCAGAGTATATAACAGCTCTGACATTATCTAAAATTGCTCTCAAAGACGGATAAGAGCCAAAAATATCTTTTGCTCCTCTTAACGCTTCATAGAGTATTATCATAATATGTCCGACAGTATTGTCAGACGTCGTGTTCTCAGATCCAGAACACTGACCTACATCCATCTGGATTAATTCTCCAGTGGGCAACATGACATGGGGAGTTATCTCATCATCGGCCATAAGCCAAAAACCAAATGTCTCATCCTCAGTCATATCTAAAAATTTCTCTCTCAACTCATAAGTATCTTGTTTGAGTGGAAAAGATTTATCCCAATAAGTAACATCATAATCAACAATGTGGGGATAGAATTTAAACTTCTTAAAGAGTTTATGAAAACCTTTTCTATGCCAGTTAAATCCATATGCGGACCATGGCACCTTTTTCATGTGTTCATTAAAACTCTGTGAATAAACCTTTTGCTTCATAAGATAAGTAGCACAAGCCATCATAAAAGATCGTTGTTTATGTTTATCCACTATCTTCAAAATATCTAGCTTCTCCTTTTTCATGGCAAGATGCCAAATATAGGGTTCATAATCAGAATAAAAATCTTCAATTATCCATTGCTCAGGCACTTCTGCCTTAGTTTTGAAATACAAATTAAGTGGAAAACCTGGACCAGTAGAATAATCCATATAAAGCGATGTATACTGGGGTTTAACTTTAGGTATATACTCCTTCAAATACAAGTAAGTATAATGTTTCGCCATCTCCCAGACATCATTATCAGGTATTATCTTAGCATGATCAAAGCCTTTTACGGCAGTTTGATAGTTAAGTTCAGTCGTTCGGACCACTCCTACAGTAGGTTCGTGGCCTAATAAGGTCCTCGCATTATTGTCTATGTCTAACCTATACGGTGATTTGTGAAATTTAAAGTAATTAACATTTCTCCTAATAAAACCTATAACCTTGATAAATTTAAAACCAAATCTATCATGAATATTTTTATTGAAATGCATTACTCTCGGGGTTAGACACCAATGAAGCGAGGACGTTAACAAAAAGTTGTAAGTTCATCCCCAAAAAGATTTTGGACAATCCATTGGGAATGAACACCCATACATATATTATCTTTCTGGGTATCACTAGTTGTCTCACATTCTTCATGAACAGCAATAACATAGTCATTATGTAAATAGGGAGAACCACAGCTTCCCGGAACGGAGCTTCCAATAAATTGGTAATAATCTCCTTCATATATTCCATTTCCAACAGTAAATTTCTTTTTAGTATCAGTATAATCGTAAAAATGCATAGCAACAATTGCATTAACTTTATTTTTAGGACTAATAACAGCAAATCTATGTGGTGTGTATCCATTTAGAATTCTATTTTCACTCAAAAGTGAAACAGGTACAAAAATAAAATAAGTAGTTTCGATAACTCCATCACCTTTCAAATCAACAGATGAAGTAATTTCACCTCTTGAAAGAGTGTATATGTGATTATGTCTAATAGCATGAGTACTAATCAGCAAACCTTGAAAATTTATTTTATCTTTAGTAGTATAAGTAACATACAAAGCCTCACTAATACGAAGTCCATCCTCTAAAAGATTGACCATAGGCCTAGATGGCTCAACGATAGGTGGGTTAATTTTTGATAAAGCTTCTTTTCTTTTAAGAATTTTAACATCACCAAATTGTACAACTTCACCTTCAGGAACTATAAGGGGTTCATCTTTAACAAATTTTTGATTCCTCTCCTTATTTGAAGTTTTCTTAAAACAAGGTGAACATTTCTTAGAATATGTTTCAGTGTTAAACATGAAAGCCACAGGGTGACCACATGAACACAATTTACCTGCTTCAAAAGTCTCTTGGCATCTAGAACAATATTTTCCATACTCATTAGAATTTTTATCAAAAGCTAATCTAGATCCACAATGGCAAGTACCTGGTTCAGAAACACTAAAAGAGTGTTGACCAGTATCAGTAGTAAAATCTATATTCCTAACATATTCCACAGTCTCATCAAGACTTTCTTTGCTGTTTTGATAAACAGACTCATAAACATCACAAATTTCTTCTAATTCAAAAAGAACTTCTGTGGCATACCTATAAGTATCCCACAAATTATCTGTAATAGCATCATTATCTTGATTCATATAAATTGTTCTATGTAACTCATGAACAACTCTTTTCATGTCATTTCTCTGACGTCTTGCAGTATCAATTGTCATTCCAAACAGAGAATCAATCTCAGATCGTCGTTTGTAATATTTAACCTTGGAAACATTAACCCTAAAAATTTTTGCTTTAGCTAGGGCAGAACCATATAGTGCAGTAAATTGCCTATAAGTTTTCTCATTCCATTTCAAGGAATTCTTAAGTTCATTAAAATAAAACAAATCATCAAACTTATCAGCAATATCATCAGTATCACTACCTCTCAAATAGCTATTTCCTACAGTTTTACCCTCTTTTTCAACATGAGTGTACAAACGTAGATAAGTTTCTTTGGCTCTTCGTAGTTTCTTAGTTTTAGTCTCTTCCTCTTGTGTCGTTTTCATAAAATACAAATATGCAACAATAGCAACAACTACTACTATAGTAATAGCAAGAATAACCCATTTGGGTTGACTAATAGCTTCATATAACCATTCTCTTAGCCAGACTAAACGTGAGGCATAGGTCATATCTTCTTCACTAATAATAGTTTCATC